CTTTCGCAAACATGCGGCTAAGGTAATTGGAATAGGGCATATGGACAGCCGTATCCCCGATGTCGAAGCTGTGTGGCGATGGATTATCAACGGGAAGCGTTGGACTTTTACCCGTGCTGAGGCTTGGGCAAGCCTTTGCAGGAACAAGCGTTTTTCGTCGATTGAAAAGCTGAATGGGCCTTTGAATTACCTTTGCAAGCTAAATTGGCTTCGGGCAGTGGATCGACCCTTTACGGGATTGGGCAGGCCCCCGCTCCCCGAGTATCACGTCCATCCTGAAAAGCAAGAATCCTAGATATTTAGATTGACGCTTTCACTAGGAGGGCCACAAGTGCCAACAATCAATCTGACGGAAACCCAGATATCGGAGCTGATCGAGAAGATGGGGGATCGGCTGACAATCAGTAAAGCCCGAATCGATGCCCTTTCCCCTTCGCCTGCCCCCCGATCTATTCCTACCTTACCTTCTGCCAGTCAGGGGGCAAAGAAGCCCAGAAAACAAAAATTTAACAATCGGGTAGTTCATTGGGACGGTTTGCGTTTCGACTCGCAGGGGGAGCGAGATCGTTGGATTACCCTTCTTCGACTGCAAGCCCTCGGGAAGATTCGGGGGCTTGAAAGGCAAGTCAAATTTCCTTTGCTAGTCAATGGGCATTTAATCAGCCTATACACTGCCGATTTTGCTTACTACGAGATTGACAGCGAAGGGCAAGAAATCTACGTCGTGGAAGACTACAAAAGCCCCATCACGGCTGCCCAGCGTGACTATATTATCCGAAAGAAATTACTAAAAGCCTTATACGGGCATACGATTAAGGAGACGATGAAAGGATGAGTATTACCAAAATTGATTGGCTTGCAAAAGTGGCATCTGATCGTTGGCTTTTAATGCTAAATTGCACGGAAATGGAACCGCTAGAATTGTTGCAAACTTGCTCAAAGATCGAAGGGAAAGACCTTTACGAAACTTGGCTGGGCAAGGCTTCGCCGAATCTTGTAAGGCTTATAAATTGGGCCAAGACTGGAAACGTCTTGAATGCAAAAACCCTTATCGCTGATATCATTTGTGACCTTGCCCTTTTGCTGACGATTGCCGAAGAAGGGGCAGAAAAGAACGACCCCGAAAACCACGATCCTTTCTTGCCCCCGGCTTTGGATGTGGAACCCCTGATCCCAGAAGCCCCTTTGGAGAATAAATGATAAGCAAGAAAACGGCTTGGATGATCGTACACCGAGACGATATCCATTTTACCGAGGCTGGGCCTAATGAAGCTGGCAAATACATGGGCATCATTTGTTTGGGGGTCGCTGATAGGTACAGAATCTTAGCAACGACAGAATATATCTTTGGGTCAGCCGACGAAGCCGTTACTACCCTGAAAGCTTATGTTGAAAAGCTGAAGACCAATACGGTTGCCCCCTGCCCAGCCCCCTGAATAAATCTCAATAATTCCCACAATCCGAGTTGCCACTATCCGCTATAGCGGATATTGTAAAGGTATAGCAATTACGCTATACGGAGACAAACACATGAACGCAACAGTAAAAGTCAATCGGGTCAGCAAGGGCAAAAAAGTGGAAAAAACAATTAGCTATTACATCCTTGACCTCCGGGAATACGGGCAAGAGTATTCGGTCGAAATTGAAGATAAGGTATACCCGATTGAAGAGAAGCCTTGCAGCTTCGAGGAAGGTCGGGCTTTCGTCCTTTTTGCCCCCAAGGGTAAGGTATACGAGGTTCGGGTCGGCTTGCAGCCTTCCTGCACATGCGAAGGATTCCGGAACCACAAACGCTGCAAACATGCCGATGTTTTAACCATCGCTTGCATCAAAGGGGAAATCTAATTTGGGATTGAAAAAAGAATCGCAGATAAAGGCCCTTTCTGACAAGTCTTCTTAAATTCCCTTCCCCCCAAAGCCCTGCCCAATAAAAAAGGGATCGGGGGTAAAAGCCCGATCCCCTAACCCCTAGTCTATCCAGCTTGCAAAAATTGAATCAGGGTAGGGGCATCTCACTTTCGATCAACCCCCTACCCTCGCAACAATCTTGGCTAAGGTAGCTTACTACCTTTTGTTTTGTCCGTCAAGGCTATGGCCTTCCAATCACTGCCCCAGCGACATTACCGACCGTTCGCAGAGCTGCCCCAACCACCTAGTTGACAGAATTCCTAAGAACTGTATATTTTGGTTGTCGAGTAACTTAGTTACCAGTAACTATAGCACAGGTAAACCATGAACGCAACGGAGAAACCGAACACCGACGAAAAGCCCTTTCTCGCCCGTGCGGGAATGCCGGTAGGAAAGCGGGTTCGTGATGCTTTCGGGAATGGAACAATCTGATTCAAAAGGTAATTGCATGATACCTGAAGACCTGCGTTTGTTGTTGCATCGTCCGTTAATTGCCGCCGATTGGTGCGGGGAGAGAGGTTATTTCATCGCCGAGGATTGGCTTCGCAGGGAGGGTATTCTTCCGCCTGCTCGACCTCTCCGATGGTATGGGTCTGGGTATGGGGATGGGTATGGGTATGGGGATGGGTCTGGGTCTGGGTATGGGTATGGGTATGGGTCTGGGTCTGGGTATGGGTATGGGTCTGGGTCTGGGTCTGGGTCTGGGTCTGGGTCTGGGTCTGGGTCTGGGTATGGGGATGGGTCTGGGTCTGGGTCTGGGTCTGGATCTGGGTCTGGGTATGGGTATGGGGGATTTACAAAGTTAAATCATTATTTTGAGGAGCCTTATATGTCTTTTGCTGAGGGGGATTATGTTGTTGTGCGGTCGCGGGAATCAGGCTGCCTGTGCGGAGAATATCAGTACCACAATGGCCGAGAGGTTTGGTTGAAAAATGCTCGCATCATTCATCAATGGAGTAACTCTGTGCATCGACTTACCTTGATCGATGTCTCTTCTATTGAGGGCGAGAATGATAGGTTATCTCGACCTTCGGACGATCTTGTGTGTGTTCTTGACGCTTGCACAATCATCAAGCCATCGGCAACGGCGGAGCGATATTTGAGAACTGCGAAACACGCAGAGTAGCAACATCGCACAAATGACCATCAAGCAAGTGGAGGCCAAACAGTGAAACTCTTGAAACTGATCGTCCTTGCCCCGTTCGCTATCGCTGCAATCGTGCTGGCGATACCGTTCCTTGTGGTGATCTATCCCACACTGATGATCGCCGACGTGTTCAACCTGATCGAAGAAAGACGCATCGAGAAGAAGAACGCGACACCCGTCCCCTGTGAACTTGCTGACGGAGGGGGTATCTGATGAAAGTCTTAGTGTGTGGTGGACGTGATTTCCAAACAGGATTTGAAAGTGTCAGAATCAGGGAATACAAAGGGGGCGATCCAAACCTATCGACCGATGAGAGCACCAGCGACACCAGCGACGGTATTGGCAGCGACTCGAAGTAATCCAACTACCCCCTGTTGTGCTTGTCCTTGTTGTCGTGCAACGACAACTTGACGACGAACAATTACGGGTTGTGCTCGTTGTTGCAGAATCACCGGTTGTTGGGCACCGTAAGCATGACCCGCGTTGAACTGTCGCACAACGATTGCCTGCCCTTGATGATAAGCCGGAGCGGGTGCAACTTCCCGCAAAACAATCGGTTGGGGGGCAACGTAAGCCGATCCCGTCGAGAATCCGCGAATCTCAAGGGTCTGGGTAGGTGCGTCTGTGTAGGCCCCAGAGCAGCCCCCAGAAAAGCCTTGCGAGTAAGCCCCTGTGGTGAAAGCTGCCCCAGCCGAAGGATTGATACGCAAACAATCCCCAGCGAAGGAATTGCCAGCCCCGAAAGCCAAAAGGCCCAGAGCGGTCAGAATTGCAGAAAATCGCATAAAATCTCCTTTGAAGAAAGACAGAAGGGTAACGTAGCTTTACGCCCGATCTGACAGCGAAAAAGATATTATCTCAAAGAATCTGCCCGATACAATCACTTTTTCGCTTTTCTTCGATCCTGCCAAGCGTGAACGACGTTAAGTTCCTCCTGCGTTAAGGCAGGCTTGTTTTTGGGCATTCTGCCTTCGACGACTGCATTCAGGATATCCCCCCGAATTAAGTAGTCGATCTTGTCGGGGTCCCCAGTCAGTAGGGGCAGATTCCCACCCTTCCCGTGACAGGATACACAATTTTTTGCCAGAACATCCTTGATGGTAACCCCTTCGGCTTTCAAAGGCTGGGCAGGATTCGGAGTTACATCTACGGGTGGTCTGGTCTGCCCCCCTGTCTGGGGAGGGGCTTGATATCGCTGGGCTTCTTGGATCATCCGGTAAAGCTCGTCGGCGACATCTTTGGCAAATTGCTTCTGCCGAATCTCGTCACCGATTCCCGCAGCGTAGTCGCTACGGGTCTGCACCAGAAATGCCTTTGGCACAAGTACAATGTTTTCATGGGCTTGGTGGTAGATCGGAGCAGCATATACGGGGGCAGCGTAAGTTTGCCCCCCGACGATTACCCTACGACAATCGGAGTGGGCTTCGGGGAGCATCAAAGCCCCGAAAAAAGCCAGAAGCCCGAAGGCTGCAAATAGTTTCACTTTTTCTTCTCCCCGAGTAATTGCTTTTTAAACTCGTTAATGGCTTCTTCGATCAGCCCATCTTTGAGTAATAATTTTACCCGTTCTTCATGCTCTTTGCAAGCATCAAGGAGCAAATAGCATTCCCGTGCGACTCCCCCTTGCTCCGACGATTCCCAAGAGTCACGGGATATCGACCGACCGACGACCAATTCGTTAGGGCCAATCTCGACAGGCTTCTTTGCCAAAATTGCTATCCGAAGCTGGGCAGGGCTTACCCCCAATTCTCGGCAAGCATCGTCAATTTTCAAAGGTCTATCATATTGATCTCTGTACTTTTGAAATCTGACAACCGTTTCGGCTGGTGTCCAAGATTTTTTTGTCACTGGATCGAACGTAGTTTGCTCAATGAAGCGAAGGTAAGGGGCCTGCCACCCCTTTATTTTGTATTCCCAATCAAGATAAAACTCTTCAACCTTTCGGGCTTTCTCCCTTTGCTTTGCAGGGTCATCGTCTTGGGCTTCGAGCTTTATCCCAGCTTCCAAAGCTGCCTTTACTTGCTCGTTGAAGGGGATAAATCCACCCATCGGGGCATGGCAGACGATGCAAGACATATGCGTTCTAACGTCTGCAAATTTATCAATCTTGCTATCGACTTGGGCAAGGTCAGAGGGGGCAAGCTCGACCCGTTCATCTTTGTCATTACAGAGAAGCCCAGCCTGTGCCCCGTTCGGCAAGGTAGCGAGAATTTCCGAACCGTCTGCCCCGATCTCACCTTTTGATATTTGCCCAAATCTTCGACGATGATCTTTATCGCCTTGCGAGCGGAAAACGTCAAAGGTACGGCTGACATTCCCGTAAGCCGAAGGAGTTACCCGAATTGCCCTTGTGCGAAGGGCAACAAAGCTTCCTGCCCCATCCCCGTCAAGCTTGCCTAATGCGATGCCCCCAACCCGAGGATCGACCCCCAGCTTTTTCAGGGCTTCGGCTGAAACGTCTGCCCCCCAAATCGTCTCGAAGTCTTTACCAGTCGCTGGGAAATTCGCATCGCCTTTTTTTTCGCTGGGGATCACTCGGGGAAAAGGGCTTGCTTCGACGGCTGGTTCAATCACAATATCTTTGTAATAAGTAAACGAACCGGCTGGGTATTCCTTCCCGTCCTTCCACTTCCCCCCTTCCCAAGAAACTACTTTTCGCTCAATCTTTGCGGGTCGGCTGATCCCCGAAGGGGGCAGAACAATCCCGTCTGGGTGTCTTTGCTTCCCATAAAGGATATCGTAATAGCTGCCCACCCGATTGGATTCAATCGTATCTCTAAAGAACTGCCAAGCGTTCAAAATTACTCCGGCTGCCAGCGTTTCCTTATCTTGCTTTACCCCTGTGAAATCTCGAACAAATTGGGTAACAAGGTGTGGGATATTCGGTTCTCGAAAAAGATAGTCGCGATTCCCGACAATCTGCCAGCCCGTGCGTGTCCAATTCGGAGCGTCCCGAACATCAAGCCGACCTATTAAATTATCTTGTAAGTATTCAAGCCTTACTATTCTGGGGCTTGCCGAAAGATGATTAAGCCAAAAGGTAAAAATCCTTTGGAAGTCTGCCCGATCAGCTGGGGGCAAAGTATGAAAAGAAAACCAAATCTGAAAAGGGATCTCTTCGGGTCGATAAATTCGATTGTCAACAAGCCGGACGATATCTTTGGCAACTTCCACAACCACCAAAGCTGGGGAGATGATCTGAGCGTCTTTATCAATTGGGGCAGCCAATACATACGATAAGGCCAAAGCCGAAAACATATTTTTACCTTTTTCTTTTTGGGAACCTTAGATTATCTAACAGAAATGCAACGAATAGAATAGCGATTATAAGGGTGAGCCATTTAGCCAAAGGTTCTACGGCTGCCAGCCCAATCTTTAACCTTTCGATCATTTCTTTATCTCAATAGCATACCCAGCCTGACGCAGGGCATCAATTAGTTTTTCCGCATCGGCTGTTACCGAAATGAGAATGGGCTTAGAAGGATTGGCCTTGTCGTCACGAGGCTTATATCCAAGCTGGTACATCCTACTAGCGTCTCGGCTGGTGGGGAAGCGGACGTTGCGAGAATACGTCGGTTCCATCAGAGCCCCTGTGCCGACGTGATCGTGCTCGAGCCCCAGAGCGTGCCCGATCTCATGGGCAGCGACCCGCACCATTTCTATCATCGAAGCCGGGGGGTTCTCTGCTATACCCCAATTCTCGGCATTGTCATACAATTGTTCTTTTGCAACAAGCGTTCCGTCTGACAATTCAGAATAAGCCAGAATGTTGCGGGGGCCATCGGGTCGGCCATCTTCTCGCATCAATACCCCAAACCGAGACCGCACCAAAGCTTTAGCCTCGTTGGGCTTCCAGACCTGTTTCCCGTCTGCCCCAGCGACCCAGCTTCCAACATTCACGGGTTCGATATTTAGCCAGCGTCTCCAAGTCTGCCAAGCAATCTCGAAAGCTTGAATAATATCCTCGGGCTTCAATCTGCCAACATATCCCGAAGGATCAATAGACCACGTGATCTTATCGGTTGGGAATCGCTTCGCTCGGAAATTATCTTGCAGCCGTGGACGATCCCCGCAAAAGTAAAGGGGGATATCATCCTCGACAAGGGCTTGAGGGGCAGGTTTTTCAGCCACCAAAGCTGGTGGCTGGGGAGTGGGGGTTTCTTGATTTAGGCCAGCTTCCTTGCGAAGCCATTGTAGGATCAAAAGGGCCAGAGCCCCGAGAAAGAATATCAGGATAGCGACCAGCTTACTCTTTTGGGCTTCAGTGAACCAGCCCCCCGACCCGATTGCAGGGGCAGGGGCAGGAACGGGGGCATCTTTGGGGCTTTGTGCATCTGACATAAATTCTTCTCTTCGGATTATTCAGTTCTTTTGGAATCGTACTTTATTGCTTCTCAGTTGACAAGAAAGACGCTATAGCTATACTTAAACTAAGCCCTTTTTCTATCTAACTTGAGGAGTTGTAACGGTTATGAGTAGTATTTCTAAAGACCTTCGTTTGCTGGTAGCTCAGTCGGGCATGAGCATAACCAAATTATCGAATAAGTCTAAGATCGATGGCAAGGAAGGCATCAGCCGAACCTTCCTTGCCGAATTTATCAAAGGGGAGAAAAGGCTGACCCTTGAAAAAGCCGAAATTCTGGCAGCCGTCTTGGGCAAAGCTATCAGCTTGACAAGCCCAAAGAAGGAGAAGTAAGCCGATGGCTACCCCTCACGAAACAGGGCTTCCCGATTCATTGGAAGATTGATCTTGTTTCTTTAACTTTTCAATTTCCGCAAGGATTAAGGCTTCTTTTTCCTTCGCATCCTTTCGCAGGCTTTCAAGATATTCCTGTTGCTTTTTGATCCTTGCAGCTACAACCGCAGGATGATTTTTATAATCCTCATACATTTGCTTGAGGGTCATATTCTCAGCGAGAATAGCATCGCTTGCCTTCTTGATCTCATCCGATTCTTTTTTGATCCGTTCGTTTTCTGCCAGCACCTTCTCGATATCGGCTTTGCATCGAGCCTCTAGTTCTTCCCGTTGGGAAGCTGCCCGGCGTGCCCCGTCTGCGAGATCGTTCTGGGCATTGATAAGCCCCTGACGCATCTCATCCCGTTGTTTGGATATTTGCTCCAATTCTTTTTTGAGCTTTGAAACTTGCCCCGTAAGGGAAGCCACCTCACTTTCGTTGGAAGATATCTCGGCCATCTTGGCATTGATCTTGCCGACGATGGCATTCAAGGATGCAATGCCATCCTCAAAGTTTTGTTTGACTGGCTCGAAAGCCTTTTTTAATTCATCCACGCTTTGACACTCCTAATTAGCAATCCTTGTTGCTGTTAATTCAGTATATCCATTCACATCCGACACAACTTGAGCACCTAGCAAGCCAGCCCCAAATATATTAGCCCAAAAAGCTTGAACTGTAATAACATCACCAGATAAACAAGCAAGCGTCTGGCAATGCAAGGGAAGAGTTGTGCCGAAATAATCATACGCCGCCCCAAAATAAGCCTCATGCGCCGCTTGGCTCCCTGTTACCACGACTCCGTTTTTAAAAATTGCACCAGCCATCCGATTAGCTCCAGCCCCACCGCCGGTCATAAAAACACGAAGCTTGCCGTTAAATTCATACGTTCCGTTGCTCCCGATATTGAAGGTCAGACCAGTCACGGTGTAAGCAAGTCCAATATCTACAAGAGCAGGTGCAGCAAGAACAGCCTCGACTTTTGTAAGCCCTGTCCCTGCCGAGGTTATAACTCCTGCCGAGACGGTAGACCCATCAATCAGGGTTGCATTTGCTCCCGTTGTGCCTGCCCAAACTATGCTCGTTCCAGACCAAGAAAGCCCTGTGCCAAGAGAAATTTCTTGTGCGTTTGCAGTCGATCCCGTTGAGTTGCCAACCAATCGTTGCCCTGATAGTTGTTGGAACTTGGCAAAGGTTACAGAATTGTTAGCCAGCTTGCCCGTCCCGATGCCCCCCGAATTAATTGAGATCGTGTAATTCCCCCCAGCCCCCCCGTCGGTTCCCGTTAATACCCCAGATTCAAGGGCCAGTTGTCTTTCTTGGGTCAAAGTACCATTCAGAGCAAGGCAAAGGAATTGGGCATCGATAGGGGCAGCCGTTCCAGTCACGGTTACTTTGTTTCCTGATCGCTCCGCCGTAAAGCCGGAGCCTACAAAATCGACCGTGTTTACTGTCCCCGATGTCCCGAGATTACTTCCTTCGTCCTGCCATTGGATCCCCGTTTGAAAGCTGCCCCCCGATCCAATCGTGTCAACGATCCCACCCGTAAAGTGATTGCCAACAGAATCGGTTCCGGTGGCCCCTTCGACCGTTGCAATCCCGTCCCCGACTAGATATTTAATCTTCGCTTGAATATACCCGTTGGCCCCGAGGATATACCCGTCCAAAGTTGTTGGCATCGTTGGAAATCCGATCCAATACCCATCAGCTATCGGCCTGACGGCTGAGATCAGACTATCACAATATGCATAAGTCCCGAAAACAGGATGCTGGTATTGGTGGGCAAAAGTGAAGGCCCTCGATACCCCTGTTGCAGTTGATCCTGCCCGAATGCGGACTAGATCACTCACCCCTGCACTAACGGGGGTATCCCCAAATGCTGCCCCTTCTCGATACCAGTACGTGTCGATATTACATTTAAGGGCAGGGTAAGTATAACCATCAAAGTCGGGGAAAGTGCCCCCGACGTTCCTTCTCCCCAAATAAACGCATTTGCCCCCGTTTACCCCCGGTATGCTAAAAGGCCCCGAAGCCCCGGGTGCCCCTGATATCTGGAAAATATCTTTGTCGGCTTCGGTGTTCGCTATCCCAAAGCCGTCCGCAACTTTTGTCCCCTGCCCCAGCTTTTGTAAATCCCATTCGTATGGATCAAAGCTAATATCTCCCCGGCTGGTGTCGCTGGCAAGGACAGGGGTAATCTCAGCCGTGCCAGCCGAAGGGTTTGTTACTTCGCTATAATTCAGCAAAAGGGTATCAATCCCCGAGAAGCTGGCCCCGTAAGTGTCCTCAACGGTAATCCCTGCCCCGTTCCCAGAATCTTGCAAGGCATCGGCATTAACAAGGGGGAAGCCCCCTGAGCGAGAAATCGAAAGGGGGGCAGAAAATTTTAGCCCAGCAATCGGTTCCAGCTTGTTCAAAAGACTAGATAGTCTTGCAGCCGTATTTGCAGATAAAGGCCCCGGTGGGATATTGATAGGCACAATTAAGCCCCCCAATAACGAAACATCTCATAAAAGTCCGTACTATCATACAAAGGTTTGCCAGTCATCGTCCCATCATTAGTTGCATAATAATAAGACCAAGTATTATCTGCCCCCCGATCTGGCAGCAGATTATGCCCCCGAATAGATGAGCCGGGGTCACCGTTCGGGGGATCGAAAAACTTAAATTTAAGGGTGATATGATTGGCAAAATATGCTTGCCAATCATCGGTCACAAGGGGGATCGTGACCGGCTCAAATTCGACCGAATCTAAAAGCAAAGTACCGGCTGCCCTTCCAAAGGTTGTAAGACTATTCAGCTTTCCAATACAAGCCTCGATCTTTACAGGGATATCGTTTGAATCGTGCGTGTATTCTTGTGGCACGAATAACCATTTGAATGTTATATCGGCTTTCCGTTCTGGATAGCTTATATTTGCAGGGAAATCTTGGCCGGTCTTTGGTCCTTCTGCCCATTTGAATGACCCGTTTTCGATGGTAATGAGATCGGGGGCAGGCTGATAGTACAGCCTGCAAAATCTTTCCCATTCCTCGTATTCGCCTGTTTCTGGGTTATATACCTCATCGTCTGTATAGACTTTGAAGTATAGCGGGGAAAATTCGACGTTAAAATCTGCGATAGAGTACTTAGACGTTTCATCTTGCCTTTTCCATTCAGGAAGATTTTCGCCGTTCGATTCTTTGCCAGTCCATTTCTTGCCAGTGTAAGACAGCTTACGAGCGTACAAATTCGGGTAGCTTGGGTGTCGTAAAGGTATCAGCCGTCGAAGAACGGGAGTAGCGCCTGACGGACGATCTACCCAAGCTGCACCAAGAATAAAGATCGTTGCATCGTATCTTTTTTCCCACGGTAGCTGGTAGACCATGTTTGAATCTGCCCCATCAAGGGAGATTGAAACCGTGCCCGGAGATTGATCGGCAACCTTCTCGACCAATTCTTGAATAGCGAAATCGGGGAGCTGAATATCTAAAGCCATTAGTAGTTACCCGTTGGTATTTGCGAAAGTTTGGTGCTTGCTTGAGTATCTTTTTCCAGATTGAAGACTTTATCAAATATCGCTTTGAGGTTAGTATTCAACTTGACAAGTTCCCTTGTCTCTGGGCTTTCGCTTGCCGATGCCGACATTTGGCGAGCTTTTTGCCCCAGATCGTAAAAACTAGTGTAGCTGGCTTGATTGCTGGCTGCCCCTACCGAAGAAGCCCCCCCAATCGGGAAGAAAGCCGAAGAAGACTTGCCCGAGGAAGAACCGCCGATATTGGGTAATTTATCCAGAAGATTCTGAACCTTCCTTCCAATCCAGTCAACTACATCGCCGATCATTTTCACAAAGGAAATGATAGCGTTAAATATCCTTTCGATAATTGGAGTAATTGGAGTAAGCTTTATCAGGGCCTGCCCCAGCGACTTGAATATCTTGCCGATTGCCCCCCAGAATCCCCCCATCGTTTCTACGATCCCTTTCAAGGCTTCCCCGACCGAAGCAAAAAGGCTATCGAATAAATTGGCAATCGGGTCAAGTATTCCAAAGACAGACGTAAGAACGTCAAAGACTTTCGTAAATGCTTGCAAAGCAAGATTCAAAGGCTTTAGCAAGAATTGGATAATCTTTCCCAAGACATGAAAGGGGGCAAGAAGTATCTTCAAAAAAAAGCCGATAGGCTTCAATGCAATACCTACCAAAGACAAGGCTGCCCCAAGTAGGTCAGTAATGACCGATTGAACGGATTGAAACACCTCGATAATCAAGAGGAAAGCCTTTTGGACAGGCTCCAATGCTGTGTAAAGCTGGATTGCAAATTTAGAAAGTTGCTCAATTTGCTGGACTATGTTGGCAAGCCCATTCTGGGCAAGGCTTAGGAAAAGGGGCAGGAGCTTTTCTGCCATCGATACAAGAGCATTGACGACCGATCCCAAAGACCCTTGCAAGCTTGCTACGACTTTCATCATTGGGTCGAAGGCTTGGGTAACCAGCTTATCCAGAAGCTCTAAGACTGGCCCCAAAACTGTGATCAGCTTACCCCCCAGCAAAGCGACAATCGATCCGAGCTTTCCTGCAAGGATTGAAGCCTTTACCGAAAAATCTGCAATCGACTGGACGGTTGCTTTCAGGATCGGGGAAGCATTGAGAAGGGCATCGGCCAGCCCCCGAATTGTTTTTGTGACATCGGCAAGAACAGGAACAAGTATCTTACCGAATACGGCTTGAAAGTCTTTTGCAGCTAGGGCAAAGCGATTGTAGACGGCTGGGGAAGCAAGCTGCACAAACTTTCCAATGCTGGCATCAATTGCCCCGATTGCAGCCGTAGCGGACTTGGATAATTTGAGAATAGAATCCCCAAGCTCATTGAGCTTATCGATCAGCTTTTGAGGATCAAGCTTGTCCATTGCCGTTTGGAGCCCTGCGACGGACTTGGATGCCAGTTGGCTTGCTGCCATGCTGATCGGCGTTGCCATTGTCTTTCTTCCCCTCGCGTCTGCGTCTGCGTTGGGTTTCGGCTGGGCCTTCCCTCTGCGGTGGTGGTGGTACTTCCCCGGGCTTCCTTCGGGGCTTCACTTGCAAGCCCAGCCGTGCTATCCCTTGCTTGAGATAGCTCTGAGCCTCTTCCCTCGTCATCTTCTCCCCGTCCGTTACGGGGGTAATCGGCTTGCCTGCCTTCAATCGTTCAAGCTTAATCGCTGCCCTCAATCTGATCCAAACCTGTTGGTCTGACCAGCCTGCAATATCGTCAAAGGTCAAGTTAGGACAGTAAATAAAAAGCTGTTCGGCAATCCATTCGTAGCTTAGGATATGCCGTGCTTTTTCAATACTGCCCTGATTGCTTTTGGGTCTTTATTGCCCTCGCTCTCAAGGGTCATCAATTCAAGCTCGGCTTGCTTCCAGACTGCTTGCATTCCGTCAATTATGGTTTTGAACTCATCCCCAGCTTCAAGGAAGAACATTTGAATTTCTTGTTGGGTAGCTTCTCTTAACTCTGGTACGAGCGTTCTAATGTAAATATACATCATGGCAGGGGAAGCCAAAAACTCTTCAACCTCGGGCTTTTGCAGGAAGCTGGGGCTTGTCAGCGAAGCAATTGCCCGATCTAAGAAAGATGCCTTTTCTTTGGGATCGTCAAAGCCTTTTGACATCTCAACGTATTCCTTGCGAAATACGGCTCGGACTTGCTTTTCAATATCCGCGTAGCTTTTTTGGGTCAACCAATTTACGTGGTACGTCTTCCCCTGATATTCGATCTCATGAGGCCCCGATTGGGGGCCAAAGACTGTTGCTCGATCCATCATTTATTTCTAGCTCCAATTCTCAGCAACGATGCTATTGACGTGGAAACCCCAAGAGAAGTTAGCCCCGTCTGTAATGACCGTGCCCAATTCGCAGTTAGATAAAACCACCGATACGGTAATCCCGATATCTGGTTTTTTGACGATTAGATCAAGCTCGATCTCAGCATCATTTCCAATGACAATATTGACGTCGCTGGGAATCTGCCCCAGCGAGAAGCGACCAGAAACGGTTCCGGTTACTTCTGTAAGTCCAACAATCTTTTGGACAAGGGACTTTCCCCCGGCTGTAATCGCATTCTCGAAATTTGTAGTTTCGAGCAGATTGGCGTTTTCGGATATTCGCCATTCGCCTGCAAATTCTAGGGACACGCCCCCAGCATTAACGCGACCGTATTTCCCCGATAATGGTTCAGCCATGATATCCCCTTTTTAGACTGCGATGCCTGCAAGAAATAAGCGTATCTTAGCTGCGTTTGTACTGTCAGCGTTCGTAAATTTTAGGGTCTTTTCCGTGCTCGAGACATCGACCCCAGCAAGAGGACTAACGGCAATGTATCCCCCGTTTGCCCATACCGATTGCTTCCAAGAAGTCGTTTCCCAGAATCCTTTCCAGCCGTTGCTGGCCCCCGGCTCCATCACGATCTTTGAAGCCGTGACCCCTGCAACAGTATCTATTGTTACGATAATCATCTTAACAACATCGAATGCGAAGGCATCCCCTGTGATCATATCGGCAAGCGTTGTAAGATCGATTGTTGTATTTGCCGAAGGTGCAAGCGTAATAACTTGCTCGTGCAAAGTATCAACCTGCCCGTCGCCAACACCAAAGGTAAAAGCCGTTGAAAACTTTGACTTCGTTGAAGACAGATTAGCAGCGTTACCGGTAGCAAGGGCATCGGCAATCGTCCAAGAAAGGGTTAGCTTTTGGGTAAATTGCTTGATCGAAATACTCATATCGTTCCCCTTCTGGATTCAGTAACTTTGTAGACAAAACCCAAAGCCGAATAATCACAATTATTTGCAAGCTGCGAAGGATCGAACGTTGGATTGGGGATATAATCCCAATCTACAAAAGGTATCTGGGGGATGTTCCCATAACAAGCAAATCGCACTTGCTGCCTAATGTAAGGCAGGACATCCACCGTTGGCCCCCCAGCTTTATCCGCATCCTGTGCCGTTAGAATAATAATCAAGCAAGAATAAGATACTAAGATCGAATCTTCAAAGTTCAAATCTTGTAGCTCATCCCCTGCATAGGTCAACATTATTAAAGGATAAGTCTTATCACTTGGCAAAGACCTAGGGTATTTTCGTATAACTATCTCAGTATCTGGGGGCAATTCGTTTGAAGGATCATCTATCAATTCTTTGATCTTTTCAGCAAGCCCCTCAAGTATCTTACCGTGATTGGACTTTGCGACGGCTGGGATACTCATAGCGTCGCCCTTTCCAGAATCGTCTGGCAGACAGCAAGCAAATTACCCCAAAAGAAAGTAACTTCGAGGACTTGGTAATTCGCAGTCCCGTCCGTAATTCGATCCCCGACTGTTACTTTAACTTGCGTTTCACTATCGCTATAAAGCGAAAACGTGCAAGGCTGCCCAAAGATGATCCCCTTACTTAGATCGTTGTATTTCTGACCAATGATCGTATAGGAATTAGAGTAGTCCTCGTTTTCGTCTCGATTCCAGACGGTAAGCCCAATCGAATAAGGGGCCATCAATTCCCGATACTTTGGAAATTCTTCTATCGGACTTATGAACGTCATACGTTGAACTCCGTTAGAATCTCAAAGGGGTCTGTCATGGCTTCAACTTGAAGTTGGCCGACATAGGCGTTTTTTGCCTTATCGACAGCATCCATTAACATTTGCTCGTATGTTACGTAGTCGATCCTTGAGCCGTCTGGCAAATCAACGATAGGGGTAGCTTTATCGGCAAATTCCGTGCGAAAATTGATAAGCCTTTCGAGGGCCAGCGTGTAGGATTCTTTCGCTTTTATCGTCAATTCGTCGGCCATTTGCTACCCTTTTTAGGCTGATATCTGGGGCGGCTTACTTTGTTTCGGTTAATCGGCTTTTAAGGCTGCCCGGCTTCGCTGGTTCAGGGTTTGGGAAATCAGTTGAAGAATCAACTTTGGTTGGGGCTTCGGCTGCAAGCTTGGCAGCGTATTCCTCGGCCAGCTTCTCCTCGGCTGGGGTCGAGAATTTTAGATCGGGGCCAGCTTCGGAGCATTTCCAGACGTTCGGGGACGATCTCATCCCGTAGTATTCCATTGCCTTTTTGATTGCTTCGTCTTGATGGGCAGCCATGCAGACAAAGGGTTCTTTTTCGTGGTTGGGGTGAATAACAACCGTTTTCACCAAAGGCAGCGTGCTTGCTGGCTTGGCAGGAGTGGCCAAAGGAATCGGCTTTGTTTCCATCTTTGAATTCTCATTTAGTTAGTGGTAAAAATACGGGGGATAGGAACCGGTTCCTATCCCTTTTCACTACGGGGTTTGCCCGGTGTTGTTAGGTATCGATACTTTGAGACGTATAGCGAGGTTCCAGAACAACCGACACCCCAGCTTCGTGACATTTCACTTGGTAAACGATGTCTTGACGGAACTCGGCTTCTGCCCCAGCCGGTGCGTATGAGTATGACACGGGGAACCATTCCCGATATCCAAACGCTCGGTTGAAGATACCCAGCCACCACATCGATTCAATTTGACTTTCGGTATACCCAGCATCGGTCAGAATTTGCCAGATATACGGGCTTGTGTATGCAGGTGGGATCTCCTGCAAGGGGTTTCGTCCCTCCGACCGAATCGAGGGAGACGTAGCTGTTTGCCCCGTTGAAACGCTTGTCACATCCAAAGCCGAGCGGAACGCCCAATCGCTTTGTTGGGGGTAAAGCAAACGCATTTCCGACAATGGAATGTTGATTACATTGTTGGTGTAAGGGTCTCGAATCTTCGAGAAAAGCATTTGCTGTTTGAAGATGTTGTTACTATTCCAGCTTCCCGGCGTGACAGATACACCCGTCCGTTTGTTCACCCAATTGCCAGTGGTTAGATACGTATTGTAATTCGTCCCCTTCCAATTGTAGGTGTTGGTAAGCCCCATCACTGCGTTCAGGATCTCAAGCTCCTTGCGAAGCCCTTGCTGGTAACCAATCGTCATGGCTTGGTTTTGGAGATCCCCCCCGGTGCGGTCTTGCACAAGGGCTTCAATCGTAATAGCGAGGATCTGCCCGTATTTTGCGATAGCTGGCAGGTTGATCCAATCCTCAACGATTTTCGTTTGAGGATAAGCCGTGCCGGGGCCAACTTTGGTGGGCAAGTTAATCGCCTTGCTGACCCCCGGAACTTTCAATTCCCCGAGGATTGCAGCCACAGAGGGTTCTTGAATTGTGCGGACAAGCTTGTCCCCGATAAAGCTGGGGTCGTCATATCCCTTTTTGACTTCTCGGACAAGGAGCTGCCCGGTGATGTTGGTAAAGGCTGAGGGATCGATACCGACGACCGATTCTTGCGCCCGCCCCCAATAGGTCTGCCCGTTCTTATCCATCATCCCCGAGTTGGCCCCGTGCGAAAATTGCAACAGGTACATCTGCCAATTGGAGCCCAGAAGCCCCTCAGCAAATCCTGCCAAAGACATTTCTTGAAAAGACTTCTCGAATTTGCCTTTGTTGAAGGCTTCGACGGTTCTTTCAACCTTAATATGAAAAGGCATATCTGGCCTTTTCATTACTTCTCGCACCTTTTCACCAATGGTGCGACCCGAATCTTTCACAAACATATTCCAAATCTCCCAAAGGTTGAAGGTCTGCCAAGACTATTGCCTTTCGGAAATTCTTACCCAATCTTATCAGCGAGCGGTTGGCATCAGCTTAGATAAGATCAAAACGACGCACTTGCTGGGATTCGTGCCAGTGGTCTGGCTGATACCAATAGCTTTGGTAAGGGAATCGACAGGCACGACCTTTTGGTCTTCCAAAGCGTTACCCGATTGCTTGGCTGGTCCAACAAAAGCCCCAATCGTATAAGTCCCGGGGGCTGCATCGTATTCGATGCAGCCCGATACGTTCACCGTGATCTCGTTGTTGTTCGGCTGCCCGACAACCCGGGCAACATCTGCCAGCTTATCGCAGTTGGAAAAGCCCAAGAAAAGGGCAGCAAAATTCGTTTGCGTAGTTGCCAAATCAGTGTCCCAAGCCGTGTCCGAAGCTTTCACCAGCGTATTGGAAGAAAGCCCGACGAGATCCCCCATAGATACGGCTTTTGCCGTAGCGACAGGAACCGTGACGGGAAATGTCCATGGGTTACTGATAATTCTGTTAGCCACAATTGAACCCTCGAAGAGTTATTAAATCAAAGAACCTTTCAGACAAAAAATTTTACTTTTGGGCTTCCCCGAACAGTTGATCGACTGTGGGATAGCTTGCAGGGGCAGGGGGAACAATTGCATCGGTTCGAGGCAAGCTTTTTGGCTGGGGATTGGCTGGCTTGGGGCTTCCTTCGACCGTTCGGCTGGCAAAGCCGTTATCGATCTTATCGTTCAGCTTTGAAAGGGTTTCGAGTAGCTTCACATTAAAGCTTTCTTGTGTTACTTCCTCTTCGTTGCTTGTATCCGTTGGAGCTGCCCCGTCCCCTTTGATTAAGGTCAAAAGATCCTGACAGGTCTTGATGATCTTGTTTCGGGCAATCTCGTCGTATTCTGACGAGACTGCGACTTTTGCGATAATCTGCCCGACAAGTTCCGAAAGGGTCGGGACTTCGGCTTCGACAATTTCTTCGGCTTCTTGGGCAGGCCCAGCGACAACGTCTTTCGGTTCCATGTAATTACCTCGGTTGAAAGATTCGGTAATCCCCTCGGTTGTGTTGGGATCAGCTACCAAATCGACAGAAAAAATCTCTATGAATTCTTGGACGACCCTACCCGGCTGATTGGGGGGCCTATCGAATTGAAGCAAGGCATCAATTGAAAAGCCACACCCGTTAGGGTTATTCTCGCACCACCAGAGAAAAGCTTCGACCCCTTCAATATGGGGATTGTAGTGCAGGGTAGCATACAAGCCGTCATCTTTGGCAACGACATCGGTAATCCAGCCGAATCTATCCCCAAATTTACGGTGGCCTTCGATCTGGTGGTTGATATTGGAAGGCTTCCCCTCAAATCGGGGGGCAGAGCTTTTGATTAAATCGGGGGGATAGATTCGGCTGCCATCTCGGGCAGTTGTGCCGAGAATCTTTACTCCTTCGACTACGCATTTCTCCCTATCGACCTTCGGGAAGGAAGGAGACATAGTTAGAATTCGTTCACGAAGCTTAGAGAGCATATTCTAAGTTTTACCAAAATCACTGAATTGTCAAGATAGGTTTTCAATATCTGGGGCAGTCCAGTAATAACAAAGCCACATTTACTGGCTGCCCCAGCCCGGGGGGTTCCTTTTTAGTCGGCGGACTCGAAAGGGTCGTCCCCCGAATCATCTCCAGCTTGACCATTTTGGGTATCGGTTTTTTCGGTCTGCCCCTCCAATGCTTTTTGGAAAACTGCGTTTGGATCAAGCCCAATTTCTGCCCTTATCTCGGGCTTTGTCATCACACCAATATCAAAATAGGTTTTGTGGCGATTGGCCTGTCTATCGAGATCTCGCGTTTCCAGTGACGGGCAAGTAGCTTCAATCTCGATCCAACGAAAATACTTTTGATCGACCATCCCGAGGGCAGCACAATGGCAAAGGTATCGCCAAAGGAGGGACATATTGGGGTTTATCCTTCGGCGTGCAAAAAAGTTTTTTGCCCTTTTCTGCCAGCGTTTTATACTTCGGTTCATCGGGGCTTCGGATACCAAAGAAGATGTGTAAGCCCCCATATTCTCGCTATTGGAGGTTAGCATCCATTCGGGCATATTTAGGGATGCTGCCACCCCCCGAAGCTCTTGCTGGAAAACTGCGATAAATTCACCAGCCGAGATATTGGCAGAAGGGAACTCATAGTCGATCAAATCATTAGCGTTTACAATTGAACCGTCTTTGAAATCCTCGATATTCCGCTCCCGATTCGTGACAGGATCGGTAGCAGTTACGGCTGTGACCTTTTCTTTTAGGATATTCCCAGCGTTTTGGGTTCCGTTTTTTAACCTTCGGATCATAGCAATTTTTGCTCTTGCCACTGCGATAGCTGATATCGATTTGCCGAGGGCTTCGATCCTTTTTAGATTCGCGAAGACGGGATAGAATAGGGGCCTGCCCCTTTTGCTCGAACGCATGACCCGAATTTTGCTGTGCATAATAAAGGCAGGATCGATAGGTTCGGGGGGTGCGTTTGTAAAGGGGTCGGGGCAGACCCAATATCGTAGAACGGTTTGGACATCATCAGGGTCGGTTTCGATCCCGTATGAGCATTGGGGGGAATTCCCGTTGACCGACCGCACCCATTCCGGTTCGACAAACCTTACCTTCATTGAACCGTCAGATTGTGGAAAAAGCCGAAGGAAGCTTTCCCCGTCGATGTCGTTTCTAACCTGCCACTCTTCCTCGATGTCAGAAAGATCGACCATCTCGCAAAAAAGGTCTATCAGGGCTTGGGCATCTCTGACAAGGCTGCCCAGATTCGGAGCCCCTTCGATTGCCTTCACTTTGTATTGCAGCCCTTCCCCGATTATGTAATTGATTCGGTTTTCAAGCCCCGAGGCTGCATATTCGTTTGTGGCACAAAGAACCCTCGAAATGTTCCGAAGCCACATCAATTCTGTTTCGGTGATCTGGACGGGCAGGTCTTCCCCCATGCCCCGATTGGGGGACAGCGTAGCAGGGTAAGCCGTTTGTAAGATATTATTCTGACTATCGTATATTTTTTCCCTCGGGTCACCCCACCAGTAATTTGCCTGCCCAACCCCATTGAGAGCCAACATTGCTTCCTGAACAGCTGTAACAAGGGGATCGATGCCCCCCTGTTTAGCCACATACTCCCGGTAACGCTCATCCACCAGCGATTGCCATTCTTTTTCGGTCATTTGCCGAGCCTGCGTCGATTGTGTTACCATACTAATGCACCCAATAACAAGCTAGATTGAAGCCGTCCGCATAATCAGGCGAGCGTTTTAGTCTTTCCTTCATACGGTCTTTAGATTCTACCAGATATTTATTATCTGGGGTGATGATATATCTGGCCCCTAATAATTCATTCCGAAGCCGATGGAGCATATTCTTAGGAATCCGGCTTAGGTCTATCAAATCTTCTTTTGCATGTTCAAGGGGGGCAATCCAAAGCTCGGATCGAAAATTATGACAGTCTTCTCGGCTAGGTTTCGCTGAAGATTGTACGTCAATAAATTTGAAGCCGTCGGCATTGTCAACGACCCCACCCCCGACCCCAATTCCGTCGATTAGAACGGGAATCTGTTTTTCATCTCTGTCGGCTTTGTACTGCCAACAAAGGTTCTTCAGAATATCGGCAATTTGCTTGGTGCTGGCCTTTTTAATCTCGTGAGCTTCCATAAAGGCGATTCCCTTCCTTACCCAAATTGTCGTGGAATCATCCCCGTATCTGGCAACATCGCACCCTATTTGAACTTTCCATTTAGGATCGACGTCGCGACGGATTCCCATTACCCTATTCCAAAGGCTTTCTGTCCACACGGTATTTATCCCTTCTTGGGGCCAGCGTCCTAGAACCCGAGCGTCTGCAATTGGCCCGGGCAGCCACCGGACTTTTCTCCCATCTTTCCAAGTCAAAACGACTTCGTTGGGATATTCTGGGTCACGATCCGAAAGCCTTGTCCCGTACTCATCAAGCGAAGTAATTACTTGATTCAGCCGAACAGCCGAAGGATACGGTGGGGCCAGCCCGTTTAATTCAGCTTGGATGTTCGGATGTTCAAGCTGGGATATAGATATCACATCCCAAAGCCCTGTTTGCTCTAAGAAATATACGTATGAAGTAATATCTAAGGGATTGTATGTGCATACCCAAGACCCCATGTCTTGAACGCCGGTGTGCATCGAAGTCCCAGCTTCAAAATAAATCGGGTGAATCCCCGTAGCTTCGTCGAAAAATAAGTATACGATCTCCCCGTGCCTGCCCTGAAAGGCTTCCCCCCGATTGGTGGCCCTTGCCATGATATCCCAGCCGGGTCGCATTGAAGCCTCGGGATTGACTGGCTTTAGCCCGGGCAGATTCGGACGGTTCTTGCGCAGCTCCCCAAAAAGGGTATCCTTCAAAGTGTCTTTGGTAGGGGCAGTGACGATAACGCGACAAGGCCCACAACATTCGTATGCGTATGTGATTAAGGCAGCGTTCAGCCAACTTTTGCCGACCTTGTGCCCTGATCGGACAAGCACGCGATGGGGGGCAGTCTCAAAAGACTGGATAATCTGCCTTTGTTTATCCCAAATCACACCACAATACTCAGCGACATACTCAAAAGGCTTTTTGCGGTATCGTCGGGGGCTTGTATTGTAATCGGCTGCGATTTTATTGAGCAGATGCCTCGGCAATCTTTCGAGCAATATATCCCCTAATTGGTTCGGCAAGCTCGGGGGGTAAGAGATCAAGTAAGGTCTCCAAAGATTCTTTTTTCTCTTCCTTTTCTTTCGTCCAGCCCCGGTTCTTCCCAAGATGCGTAAGGGTAAGCGAAACAGCCCACGGCTGTCCCTCTAGAACAAACTGGTGCATCTTTAGCTCGGCAAGATCAACAAGCTCCTGACGGGCATCTTCGACGATTTCTAAGCATTCGGGATATTGATTTATTAACGTGTGCAGCCAGCCCCGGGTTACGTCAAGGGCTTTGGCTGCCTGCGAGATATTACCCTTGCACTTTGTAAGGGCTTTTTTGATTCTTTCGGGATCACGACTCAGGGGGGTCATAATTGTACACTATTTAGAGTAATTACCCTATTTTCCGGTAAGGTTTATCGTATAGCCAACGGTGGACAAATTTGCCTTTTGAAGGGGCAGCGAGAAAAAGACGCCACTGGTATCTGGTAAAACCGGAATAAAGGCACGATACGGTTTCAGCCCCTTGTTTGTCTTTGTAGGTCACGACAACACAAGGCCCGGGGCTTCCGATAGCTGACCCGTCTTTAAACCATTCCGCTCGGCTAACCCAATCGCTTGACTCGGACTCAAAACTATCATCCATGCGAAAAATAAATTGTGTTTGCTGAATAGGCTCCCCAGCTTCGTAACCGGCTGCCCCTGACCCGTCTGCAGCCGTAGAGCTATCCCGTAGTTGATCCCCCGACAATGGGGGAATCGTTCTTACTATTGTCCTGAGCAGGGGGGATTGAGACGAAAGCTTTCTAGGCTTGCCCATCGGGTTCTCCTTCGGCTTGGTCGGGGTCGGGCAGCTCCCCGAAAACGCATTCCCCCAAAGCTTCGACAGCCTTGCGAGCGTCTCCCTTTACAAATACTAACACATTTTGATGGGTCTTGCCAAATTTTCGGGTGCTGGTAAATTGTTTGCCGACCCGATCAAAACAGGGATAGGAACATCCCCATTTTGGAGGGCCACTTTTTGCCTTGCGTGCCCGTCGATTAACCTACCCGTTTTTTCGTTAAGCAAACAAGCCCCTGCCCAGCCTACTTGCGAGATGACATCGCCGAGGGTGTCGATCTGACTTTGCGGGTGTCGTCTCCAATTTTTAGGATTTTCGACCAATTCAGAAGCTTTTCGATATTCAAGCCGTAGCTTCGCACCAGATGCCCCGAGAATCGATTTTGGGTGGTCATTTGGACTTTCTACCCCCTGTAAATGATCGGCTGCCATAAGCGATTTTAACCCCCTAGAAATTAAAGCCCAAAAAATCGATCATAACATATTATCGACAAAGGGGTTAAATAAATCTGACTTTTTCCGCATTTTTTCGCATAAAATTGAGCTATCTAACTTCTTACCCTGCAAGGGTTTAGATATTAAAATTGATTAATTCGACAACCATAGATATATATGAAGTATACTATCTATTTCTTAAAACTCCTTCTTTAATAAAATACTTATATGGTATTGTCTGAATAATCAAATTAAGTACCTAAACCCTTGTAGGATAAGGGTTTACGAAAGTCAGATTTAGTAGGTAAAATTTGCCAGATAGTACCACCTAAAGCCTTGCAGCACAAGCACTTAGATTAAATTCGACAAGCGAATCAAATAAAGTCAGATTAAGTAAGCCGTAGCTATAGCGTAAATTTACAATTTTGTAAGGTCTTATTCTGCAAAGATCTAGGTAGATTAGGCTATCCTAAATTAGGAGCAGCCGGAAAATTCGATACTTTGAATTTTGACCAAAATTTGATAAGATTTAGGGGGAGAAAAATCGATCAAAAAAGGGGGCAAAATGGTAGTGCCTGATTGGATCAGAAAATGAAGACACATTCAGTCTTTACTGCCCTGCGAAAATTCGTATAAAAGGGGATGACCTAGCTCGCATTTCTGCAAGGTCGATTTTCTCCGATACCCCTGCAAGACCTAAAAATCTTGCAGGGGTTTTTTTGACTTGCTGCCAAACCGAAGAAATAAAAAGCCCGATGCCCGAAGAAGCCCCAGCCGAATAAAGCCCTTGCCCTTGCCCCTGCCCCTTCTTTCCCTTTTCCCTTCAAAAATAAATCTCAATAATTCCCAGAATCTCACTTGTAATAATCCGCTATAGCGGATAAGATACTTACATAGCAATTACGCTACACGGAGACAAACAGATGAACATTGCAGTCAGAGTTTTAGTAACAACCGAATGGAACAGCAAGAACGGTATCCCTGCCCGATTCGTAAACATGGGGCCTTACCCGAATGAAACCGACGATTCGGTGGTCAAAAAAGTCTTTGCCTTAATGCAAATTGAATCCCTTCAATACGGGAATTCTTTGGATCGGCCCCGAATCGTCGAAGTCTGGGTAGGGGATCGACGAGCTTTCTAATCTTGATAAGCCCAGCCTAAAGATTTTATTTTTTTGGATAGTTTTTTGTCATTTGGGAACTATCCAGATTGTAAGTAAATGACAAAAAGGAGCGTTATGGAAATTTACAATTACAACAACGGTTTGCAAGCAGGCAACCGTCGTCCTCATCTTTGGTTCGCCAAAGGAAACGAGGTACTTGCCTTTACGGGCAGCAACGAAGCTGGGTGGTATGCGATATCATCCGAGCAATACACAAAAAACGGAAAGTGGTCATTTACTGATTACAAACTTCTTTTGTGCGAAGGGGTTCGGGCAATCGAATTGCTTTCTCCCCTGCACAAGACTTGGGGGGATGATTGCAATAGTTGGGAAGAAGTGCGAGCTAGGCTGAAAGTCAGTCTTGAGAATGCCCGTAAAATCTTGCAACAATCGTATCCCGATCAAGCAAAACGCCTTGATGACCTTGAAGCTTTCGTGAAGGAAGCCCAAGCTTCAAAGCCCCCTGTTCCGCAAAATTATGAGCTGGTCAATCTGACCCCCCACAAGATAACGATCTTGTGGGGGGAAGAAAAGATCATCGTTGAACCGTCTGGGATCGTTGCACGAGTCGCCACAACCTCGGGGGCAGCTTTGACAGGATTCTTTTGGGCAGGAACAACTTTCGGCGAGGTCGAAGGAATTCCTGCCCCAGAAGCTGGAAAGGTTTATATCGTCTCAGCCATTGTTGCTTCGAGGATTGGGGCCAGCCGATCTGATATTTTTTACCCGGGAACAGGGCCTAATGATGGGGCAATCAGGGAAAACGGAAACATTGTAGCCGTGACCCGTCTCATCCGATCTTACTAACCTTTCGCTGCCCCTTCCAAGAGGAAAATTCTAAATAGCGGATTTTAGTATTGACGCTACAACGCCGATTTACTAAACAAAGATCAGGGGTGGCGAAGCAAGGACGCTACGGGGGATATCGATTCAGCAAAGGACGGCTGCAAGAATCCACCACCCCTATTGAATAGGTATTCCAACGGTAGCGAAGCCCCCGAAACAAGGGGGAAATCTGGGTTCGATTCCCAGCCTATTCTTTCCCCAAGAGGGGAAATCAACATCGGAGAAAGTTGAAATGAGATTTATTGCAGCCTTAGTGCTGGCAATCTTGACGGGCATCGCCTGCCAGCACCAGACCAGCAACCCCTCTGCCATCTCAGGATTGATAGGCTTGGGGCTTTTAACCCTCATCCTTTTTATTGACTCTTGGAGTAAGAAATGCCACCGCTAAATGTCGTAAGAACGACTGAAAGCCTGCCCCCCCGTATTTACTTTTATGCCCCCGAAGGCTGGGGGAAATCCTCGCTCGGGGCTTTTGCCAAAGACCCGGTCTTTATTATGACGGAAGGCGAAACGGGGCTTCTTGAATTGATCGATGCCAAACGGGTCGGGGAAACGGCACACTTCCCCGAGGATTGCAAAAGCTGGAGACAGCTTATGAGCTGTGTCGATCAGGTTCTTAAAGCCGATCACGAATTCAAAACCCTCGTCATCGATACCAGCAACGGAGCTGAAAGACTCCTCTGCCAGCACGTTCAAGCCGAATACTACGATAATTCCCCAGCCAAATTTAACAGCTACGGGCAGGGGGCAAAATCTTGCGTGGACGAATGGG